CGGCCGATCTTTCGGAGCGACCTCCTTAACGGCTTCCGTTTTCTTCGGTTCCTCGTGGCCATGGAACAGCTTGTGGAAGGCAAACCAGATCAGCAGCACCGAGCTCAGCAGGAAAATCGGGATCAGCGCCAGCTTCTTCCACGGCACGGTCTTGGTGACGACGTGGCGGTCGCTGCTTTTGTACCAGCTATAGACCTCTTTCGGAAAGCCGAACTCGATCTTCTCGGCCAGGGACTGCGACTTGGTGGACTTCGGATCACCCTCGCCTTGCCAGCGCCATACCGTGGAGCGCTCCAGGCCGAACACCCGGAACAGATGCTCGTGCAACCCGATACGCGAGCGTATGAAGGGGTCCAGGTCCTTCACGTCCTGGGTGCACAGCACCCAGGTATGGCCGCGGTGGCGGCACATGTCGAAGGGCTGCACATGGACCGGTACCGGACTGTTGGGACCTCGGCGCGGGAAAGTGCGCTGGGCCTCGTCCATGACGATGATTGCGCCTTCCTCAACCTCGTGCAGTTTGCGGCCCCAGCTGCGGAGGCCGTACACGTCTTTTTCCTTGTCAAAGGGCGCAAGCTCTTTCCAGCCGGTGAGAACTCCGGCCTCAGCGATGCCCGGGATCGCGTAGTAGTAGACAGGCCGGCCCTCTTTCTTGGCGAGGGCATCGACCATCGGCAACACGCGGAGAGTCTTGCCGCTTCCGGGAATGCCGGTGACGGCAACGATCGATGCTGACGCCGGCAGCACTCCGGTTGCCATTAGCTCGCTGCCTTCGCCAGGGCAAACCTGTAGGCAGTCTGAGTGCCGAAGCGCGCGACATAAGCGCTGGTGAGCATGTTAAGCGCGACATTGAAGCCGAAGGCATCGAAGGCTTGCGAGTAGATCGGGTCAATGCCGCCGATCAGGCTGGAGACGTAGCTTTGCAGGTGCGACATCATCACATCGACGCCCTTCGAGGCGACGACGCCGATTCCGAGACCGAGCAGTATCTTTCCGATGAGGCTACCGCCGACCCACAGCAGCAGCCGGCCGAGTGCAGCAACAAGAACAGGCATTAGGTCCACCCTCCCATATAGATGCGCACGGCGAGGATGCCGGCGCCGATCAGAACAAGTGCGCGGATCAGCTTGACGATGCCGCAGGCCTTCGACATGGGGATGACGAAGGTACCGCCGATGGGTGGCGGGATGCTGACCGTGATGTCATCGAAGCAGCTGCCGGTAGTGCCGATGTTCCCGACGTTCGAATCAAACCAAGAGCCGGCATCCATGGTGGTGCCGATCTGCTGCAACAGGCCGCCCTGCTGAAGCGTGCCAGTGACGCCGGCACCCTGATTGAACGCGGCCGTGCCATCGTCATTTGAAGGCTGCTGATAGACGCACACGGCGGTCCAGCTCATCTTGTCTTGGTAGCACTGCACCGCGTCCCCGGTGCACGTCGGCGGGGCGCTGCAATCGGTGCCGCCATCGACGGAACCAGTGTTATTGCTGCACTTCGTACTGCCGTTCGTGACGGGTTTTGTAGGATCGCAGGTACCGCCCGGTCCTGTATCACCGGCGACGTTGCTGCACTGGCCGTTGACCTTACTCTGTCCAGCTGGGCAAAGACCCGTGGTGCCACAGGTGCCATCCGAGGCCGGGGCACCGTATTGGCCGCACCCTCCGTTGCCGTAATTCGTGCTCGCGCCCATGGTCGACGGCGAGTAATAGTTGTACGTCACGTCGGTACCCGATGGAGTCGCGGGCGGGTGGACGGTCTCCGTCGCGTCAGGCGTAGCAGGCTTGCCGGGAGTGCCGTTGTCGGGCTGCGGGGTGAAGCCGACCGCGCAGAAGCCGCCACCGCTCACCAGTACCACGCAGCCATTGTCTTGCACGCCCTTGGCGTTTGCGATGGCGGCGCCCAGGTCCGTGCCATTTTTTTGCACGTCGGCAGCGTCACCGACAGCGCCGCTCTTGTCGTTCTTTGCGCACACGGTAATTGAGCGGTGATTCGGTCCGGAGACGGCGAAGGTTTGGCAGCCAGGATCACCCGTCGGCGGAGGCGCCTGCGGCGTACTACACGCGCTACCGTCAGTCATCAAACTTACGTAGGCAGTCGAAGTGCCGTCGCTGAAGCCTATGCTGGTGTGCGGGTGCTGGACGTACTTACAGCCGTTGTAGCAGCCCCCGGCAGGCGTGCCGGTACCAACCGGCATCATCTCGTTCCCCGGCGGGTCATTGCACTTCGCTGGGCACTGGCCGTTGACCGGTTGCGAGCCGTCAGAGCAACCGACAACGCAAGCAGGGCTGCTGAAGTTGCCGTTGAAAATGTACCCGCTGTTGCAGGTCCAAGTAGAAAAATGCCCGCCAGAAAACGACACGTAGCCCGTACAACATGGCTGGTTGACCACATACGGCAGGTACCGATGATTATCCGTACACGTCGCATTCTGCACCGACGTGCCGACGCAACCATGGTCCGAATCCAAAGGCCCGCCAGGAGTGCAAGTTCCATTAGCCGGTGGATTTGCAGCGCAATACGCGACAACGGCATCGCTAGCACGAGAAGCCCCGGTACCAATAGGGGCCCAGCCAACCCCGCCGCCGCCTACGTCGTACGCGTCAACGCCGTCCGCACGGGCGTCCGACCAGACAACGCCGCAGAGCAGCAACGCGACCACCGCTAGCGCGGCCCGAATGCGATCCATAGCGCGCCCCCGTAGACCACCAGAACGATTGCCAGCTGCCACATCTGCATAAAAAAAACGGGGTGAGTTTCCCCACCCCGCCCCGGTTGGAACCCGCCGGACCTCAGCGGGAAATGACGCGCTTCACCCACTGGCCGATCAGCACCGCACCGGCCGGGCCGTACTTCGCAGCGATCACCGCCAGCAGCACCGCCGCACCGGCGGTGATGTAAGAGATCACCGCCGAGCCGTCCGGCTGGGCCGGGCCACCCGACTGGGCGAACGCAGGAACGGCCAGCGGGCCGCCAACCAACAGCACCAACTTCTGCATCTTCTTCATGGAACTCTCCTTTGGATAATCCCCGGTACTGCCCGCGCGCCGATGGGGTAAGCGTTCGCGCGTTGAACTCTTCACCAGAATGGGCCGATGCCCCAGTCCTCGACCTTCCGGCCGAGCCACGCCACGGCCCACAGCATCATGATCGCGGCAAGCAACGCGCCGACCTGATCGGCCGGCAACTCCTGCTGCCAGAACGGCACCGGGTCAGGGACCCAGGTACCGGACCCACTCGCACACCCGGGCACGTCGTAGCCGTTGACCTGGGTGAGCGCGTAGGAACCATCCGGGCATTGAAACTGCACCGGTCAGTCCTCGTAGTCGCCAGCGCGGTTGCGCTGGTAACGGTCCCAGTCGCCGTCGTAGCTGATAACGACGACGGTCCATTGAGCGATGAAGCGCACGGCGGCTACGAGCGCCTGAGCCATGATGACCGCCAGCAGAACGCCGGCTCCCTCAAGGATGTAGTCCGCTACCTGTGACGCGTCCGGCATGTCCATTTCAGTTATCCCAGTTGTGTTGCCGCAGCCACGCGTGACAGTCGTACACGTCGTGTGGGCAGTGGTGGTAGGCGCGGCGCTCGTGGGCTTCGTGGTACTCGTAGGCACGCCAGCAGGCGACGGCGAGGAAGCCCAGGGCAATCCAGTGGTGTAGCTTCATCGCCGTCACCTGCGGGGCCTACTTGGCAACGCCGATGAGCTTGTCAACAACCAGCCGTGCGCCCTTCTTGCTGATGTTGATGGTGCAGAGAACATCGAGATCAGCCGGAAGCTTGACCTTCGCGGCCTTCAACTCGTCAAGGAAGCCGTAGCTGCCGCTCACGTCGCAGGCGCGCATGCCGAGGGTGTTTTCGTCTTGGCTGTCGAACGGCTCGGTGGTCTGGACCTTCGCCCAGGTGGTTCCGTTGTCGCTGATGACGCCACGATTGACACCCACCACGTGCATCCGCATTTGAGTCTGAGGCATTGTCGATACTCCTAAGTACGATTAAGCGGCCCTACGAATATCGTCCCAGCTGTCCACGGGCCGCGCGATGATGGACTTGGGACGGAACGGAAGGATGGTGCCGGCGGCGATGTCGCCGACCGACAGGCCCACCCTCGAAAAACACTTCTGGTGGTCGAACCACGTGCTACGCGGCATGTTTTCCTGCGTAGCTGCGACGCCTAGCGCCTTGATCATTCCCCACGTGCCAAAGAGCGCGCGCGCCTTCTTCTGGCCGAACTCACCGACCAGCTTCTCCGCGAGCTGCTGTTCGCTGGTGACCTCGCAGCTGTTGGGGGGAATGAGGAGGTGTAGATGTTCCTGAAAGGTAGCCACGAGTACCTCCTGGGACAGGGTCTTCCAGTTCCAATGCA